CCTTGCGCCTCGCCATGATCCACGCCGTAGGCCGCGACGGACGGCGCGCGGCCATCACACAAGCCGATTGGGATTGGTCCGTCTCCATGGTCCTGAGAAGCGTGCGGGCCATGCTCAAGATGGTCGGAGATCACATGTCGGAGAACGAAGGCCAGGCGGCCCACAAGCGCGTTTTCAAGATCATCAAGGACGCCGGAAAAGCCGGGATCCTGCGCCGCGACCTTCTCGCCAAGCTCGCCGGGGCGGTCAAGGCACGGGACATCAACGACATCATTTCGGCGCTTCAACAGGCCGAACAGATCGCCGAAAGCAAGGTGGAAGCCGGGCCAAAAGGCGGGCGTCCAGGTGTCCGATACCACGCCATTTAGGGCGGGAGGTTTGCTTAGTTTGGTTTGCTTAGAAGGGAGGTTTGCTTAGCTAAGCAAACCCCTTTCGGGCCTAGGTTTGCTTAGTTTGCTTAGGGTTTGCTTAGGCCAGAAACTAAGCAAACCTCTGGTAGCAAGATACCTCTACCGTTTTATATAATATCTATATATATTAGATAGTTAGAAGAAGAAGGTGAAGTGAGAGAAAGAGGGAAAAAGAGGTTTGCTTAGTTTGCTTAGGCGAAAATGATATGAGAGGGGAAAAAGGTAATTAGGTATGGTGTGAATAGGGAGAAGGGGATATATCCCTGAAAGTGCCTAAGCAAACTAAGCAAACCTCCCACGCCACCATGGCGCGCCCAAAATCCCAAAGCCCCAAAATTATAATTTCGGGGCAATTTCGGGCAGGGTTTCGGGGCATCTTGAAACCGACCAGCAAATCAGACATTTGATCAAGCGCGCCCGACTAAGCCGGCTCCCCTCGCCAAGGAGCCGACCAATGCCAGACCGCACTTGCCACGCTCGCGAGGCCGTCGCGATCCTGTGGGATAGCGGCCTTACCGCTCAAGCCATCGCCGATAGCATAGAACTCGCACCCAAGACCGTGTTCTATCACCTCAAAGTGCTACGCAAACAACGCGATCCGCGCGCCCATCGACGCCCGCAATGGACCGCCCAAAAGAGGAACCGTGAACAGTGCCAGCTTTGACAAATCAGCGGCACGAGGACTTTGCCCAAGGGCTCGCAAAAGGCATGACGGCCGATGCTGCATATGCTGCGGCCGGCTACAAACCAAACCGTGGTAATGCGACGGTGCTAAAAGCAAACCAAAGCATCAAAGATCGTGTCGCCGAATTGCAGGAACGCGGCGCAAAACGCGTCGAAATCACAATAGAAAGCCTTGTCCGCGACCTGGCCGCTATCGCAATGGAAGCAAGGGCAAATAAACAGGCAAACGCTGCCGTTGCTGCACTTCGCGAAATCTCTATCCTTACCGGATTGCGCGTCGAAAAGTCCCAAGCAACCATTGTGCGACGCCTTGAAGACATGAGCGATGAGGAATTGCTTGCAATTGCAACCGGCCAAAGCATCGCAGATCCTGCTAGACCGCAAACGCATTAGGCGGTCGGTCGCGGCGCTCGCCGAACACCTCGGGCATCGTCTCGCCGCTCATCACCGCCTGATCTGCGACGGCATGGAATGGGCATTCGAGACGCCAGACGCCCGGCTTGTCATCACCGCCCCGCCAGGATCCGCGAAGTCCCGATACGCAACCCAGATCGGCCCAGCTTCATGGCTCGCCAGGCCCGTTGCGGCGGGCGCTGGCGGCGTTCTTGTCGGGACGCATACAGCACACATCGCCGAGCTATTCGGCGGCCACACGCGCCGCATCATCGCGGAAAACGGCACGGCTTTGGGCTACGGCCTCGACCCTGCCACAAGCGCCAAAGCGCGCTTCAACACCTCGACAGGCCGAGAGTACTTCGCGGTAGGCGTCGGAACCGGCATCAGCGGCATTCGTGCCGGGCTTGGCGTCCTCGACGACCTCTATCCGACCCGCTTCGATGCCGAAAGCCAACTGTACCGCGATCGCGTGTGGTCATGGCTTCTGGACGACTTTTTCTTGCGCCTTGTGCCTGGGGCGCCCGTGATCGCGGTCAACACGCGCTGGCACGAAGACGACCACGTCGCCCGGCTTGAAGAGATGTGGCGCAAGTCCGGAACACCGCACCGCATCATCAACATTCGCGCCGAGGCCGAGGAAGACGACCCGCTAGGCCGCCCGCTTGGCGAGCTTCTGGGCACTGACTGGGAGGGCTGGGATTACCCCTCCAAGATCCGCCAAGCGAAAGCCGAGATGCATGCATCGGCCCGCGTTCGCGAGTATGAGGCACTGTTTCAACAGCGGCCCAGCGCGCAAGACGGCGATTTCTTCCAGCGCGAATGGATCATCCCGGTTGACGCCCTGCCCGATGTCCGAACACTGCGGATCTACGGCGCGAGCGACTACGCCGTGACGGAAGGCGGCGGAGACTGGACCGTGCATGTCGTCATCGGCGTGGATCCCAAAAACCAGCTTTGGCTTCTCGACCTATGGCGCGCCCAAGCCAGCCCAGACAAGTGGATAGACGCTTGGTGCCAACTGGTGAAGTCATGGCGGCCGAATGAGTGGGCCGAGGAAACGGGGCAGATCCGATCGGGCGTCGGCCCCTTCCTGATCCGCCGCGCGATGGAACTCAACGCATGGTGCGCCCGTCGCCAGTTTCCGACCCGTGGCAACAAGGCCATTCGCGCGCAATCCATGCGCGGTAGGATGGCGATGGGCGGCCTTCGCGTGCTCCGGGATGCCCCATACTTCGCAACCTTGATCAACGAGCTGTTGAGCTTCCCAGCCGGCAAGCATGACGATCAGGTGGACGCGATCGGCCTTGTCGGCCAGTTGCTCGACCACATGGACGCGGGCGCGCCGCTCAAGATCACCTCAAACGAGCCCATGCGCGGGATCGAGAAGGCCACGCTAAACGAGATCCTGAAGCTATCGGACAATCGCGCGGGCGATTACCTCTAGGCCATGGGATAGAACGCGCCCGCGCTTTTCGGCACGCATGATCCATGCTGCCAGACGAAGACATCGCGGATCCTGAAGCGCAGGCCAAAGCCGACCGGCTGGAGGCTGAAAAGCAGCGCGCCAAGTGGATGACTGCGATCGAAGAGGCGGAGAAGGATCGCGCGGCGCTGAAGCGTGATGCCCAGATTGTCGTCCGCGCCTTCGGCCTTGATCGACAGGACAACGAGAAGGTCAAGCGGCGGTTTGAAATCGCATGGGCCAACCGCGAGATCATGCAGCAATCGACATACGACCGCGCGCCCGTTTGCGTGGTCCGCTCGCGCTATCTCCAGGCCGATCCTGTCGCCCGCGTCGTGTCGGAAGTCATGGAGCGCGCGGTCAACACAAATAACGAGCTTTGCGGCATGCACGACGCCCTAGAGCGCGCTCGTGACGAGCTTGTCGATTATTCGATCGGCACCGTTTGGGTACGCTACGAGCCGGATTTCGCGATTGACGAAACCGGACTTGAAGTGCTGGCTGATGAGCGTGTGGCGGTCGATTTCGTCGGCTGGCGCGATTTCGTCTATCCGCGTGTCCGGACATGGAAAGAGACGCCGTGGGCCGCGCGCCGGGCGTGGTTCGACAAAAAGCGCTTCGTCGAGCGCTTCGGCGAAGACAAGCTCGACTATTTCAAGTGGCCCCATGACGACGACAAGACGGAAGGTCCAAAGGGGCAAGTCGGCATCTGGGAAATCTGGTGCAAGACAAGCCGCAAGGTCTACTTTGTGTGCAACGAATGCCCCGTTGCGCTGGAGATCTCCGACCCGTTTCTGAACTTCCGGGATTTCTTCCCCTGCCCCCGCCCGGCGCTCGGCACGCTTCGCGCGGATCGCATGGTGCCGATCCCGGATGTGATCTTCTATCGGTCGCAGCTTGAGGAAGTGAACCAGCTTACCGGCCGCATTCATGCGCTTTCGGACGCGCTGAAGGTTCGGGGTTTCTATGCGTCGGGCGCGAGCGCGGAAGGTGCGGACGCGATCGAGGCGGCGATGAAGTCGAACGACGACCGCGCCGTGATGATCCCGGTTCCGAACTGGGCCGCGATGGCCGACAAGAGCAACATGGGGATTACATGGCTTCCGGTCGAGGCGGTCGCAAAGGTCCTTACCACGTGCATCGAAACGCGCCGGCAGATCATCGAGGACATCTACCAGATCACCGGCATCAGCGACATTCTTCGCGGCGCAAGCCAGGCGTCGGAGACGCTGGGCGCGCAACAGATCAAGGCGCAGTGGGGATCTGTTCGGCTTCGGAAGAAACAAAACGAGATGATCAGGCTTGCGGCGGATACGTGCCGGCTCGTGGCCGAGGTGGTCTCGGAGATCTTCCAGCCTGAAACCATCATGCGCATGACGCAGATGCAGCTTCCATCGCAAGCCGATGTCGAGGCGCAGATGATGGCTTGGCAGCAAGCGGCCATGGAGGCCCAGGCAGCGCAGCAAGAGATCCTGCCCCAGCCTGAAGCGCCGAAAGCGACGATTGAGCAGGTCATTGCGATGATGCGCGACGACCGCATGCGGTCCTATGCGATCGACATCGAGACGGACAGCACAGCGGCGGCTGACGACAGCGAGATGCAGGGAAAGCGCGTCGAATTCGCGACCGTGACCGGCAACCTTTTGCAAGGCGCGGTCGGCCTTGCGGCGGCCCAGCCCGAGCTTGCGGAACTGATGGGCGAAACGCTCAAGTTCGTTGCGCGCGGCTTCCGGGTTTCGCGCCAGTTGGAACAGTCCATTGACGATGCGGTCGATGCGATGAAGGCCAAGGCGCAAGCGGCCATCAAGATGGCGGCGCAAGGCCCGGCCCAGCCTCCGCCAGATCCGGCCGTTGAGTTGGAACGCGAGAAGATGGCGGCTGATCTTCAGGTCAAACAGGCCGAAATGCAGTTCAAGCACGCCGACTTGGGATTGAAACAGGACGAGTTGCAGTTGAAGGCTGCGGAGATTGAGGACCGCAAGGCCGAGCGGATGGCGCGCGATACGTCGATGCTTCAGGAAACTCAATTGAACGAGTTTTCAAGGGTTCTGGCGATGCTCGCTCAATCCTTGAACGCCCAGGCGCAGCAACAGGCCCAGCTTTCGGCCGCGATGCTTCAGGCCATGACGGCACCGAAAGAAATCGTTTTCGATCCCAAGACGGGGCGCCCGGTTGGCGTCCAGACGAAGCTGAATTGAGGTTGACCGATGCCCGTTCTTTACGACCGCGTTCTTGATCTGGGGCTTAACGTCCTCGACACGGAAGCGACGACTTTCCACATTTGCTCGGCGGAGCCGACGACGTTCGGCACGCTCAACAGCCTGGGCAACAAGACGCTTGCGGCGGGCGACATTGGCGCCCCGTCTGCCGGTTCGCCGAACGGGCGGCAAGTGACGGTCGCGGCGCTGACGGGCGGCACGGTGACGGCGACGGGCACGGCGAACAGCTACGCGATTGTTGACACGGCGAATTCCCGGCTTCTGGCGACTGGCACGCTATCGCCGTCGCAGGCGGTGACGAACGGCAATACGTGGTCGCTCGCGTCATCTTTCACCATCCGCATTCCGTCGCAGTGAGGTTGACGGATGGACGTGATCCTCGTTCGCGATGGGCTCGTCGACAACGTGATCGCGGCCGACAGCGTTGCGCGCGCCGAGGAGTTCTACCCCGGCTTTCTGGCGTTTGAGCGCACGGCGGCGATCTCGTTCGTCAGCCCCGGATACCTGTACGACGGCGTGACGTTTACCGCCCCGCCGTCGCCGGAACCGGAACCGGTCACGGACTGGCGGGTAACGAAGCTGCGGTTTCAGCTCCGGTTCACGGACGCCGAGGCGATCGGCATCGACCTTGCCTCGATCGGCTCAACGATCGAGGCGGCGACCGTGCGGCGCTATCTCAAGCTGATCGAGCTTGCCGAGTGGATTGACCTTGCAAATCCGCTCGTCCGCGCGGGCGTGCTCAACCTTGCGGCGGCCGGTCTCCTCACGACCGAGCGCGCGGCGCAGATTATCGACACGCCCCCGACCGACGACGAAAGGCCCGTGTAATGGCGCTCGGCGGCCCGAAACTCGTTCAGACCATCGTCGAGTTCATGCCCGGCATCGGCCTTGTCACCAATGGCGTGATCGACACGACGCAGACCGGCCCGTGGAATTGGCCTGTACCGAAAGGCGTCGCGCGTTTGCGCGTTGACGCCGTGGCGGGCGGTGGTGGTGGCGGCGGTGGCGGCAACACCGGCACCGTCTCTCGCGGCGGCGGTGGTGGTGGCGGCGCAGGCGCGGCGATCCTCAATTTCCCGCTCGCCGTCGCGCCGGGCGCGACCCTCTCGATCACCTGCGGCGCGGCGGGCGCTCTTGGCGCAGCGAACGCGGCTGGCGGCGCTGGCGGTGAAACCCGGATCATTGGCGCGACGACGGCCGATCTCCGCAAGGGCTTTCAATGCACTCTCCCCGCCGTCGTTCCCGGCATCTACCTGCGCGGTGGCGGTGGCGGGGCGGCAGGTGCCAACCAGAACACCGCGACGGCGGCGGCTGGTGGCGCGGGTGGGCGAAGCGCTACCTCGAACTCGGGCGGCACGGCTGGTGCAAGCGGTGGCGCTGGTGGCGCGGGCGGCCACGGCCTCAGCACATCAATGGTCTTTCGCGGATCGGGAAGCGGCGGCGGTAGCGGTAACGCGAGCGGCGCGGCCAATGGCGGCGCAGGCGGCCCGATCAGCAACCGCGTGGCGGCAGGCCCCGTCACGGGCTTTAGCGTCTTGGCACCCGGCACGGGTGGCGGCGCAGGTAACAACACGGGCGTCATCAGTCAGGCTGGCGGTGGCGGCGGCTGTCCGTCTCCATTCGGCTATCCCGGCAACGGTGGCGACGGCGCTGCTGCGGCAGCGACCGGCGTCGGCTACGGGTTTGGCGGCTCTGGCGGCGGTGCGGGCGCGCAGGGCGCGCCGGGCGGCTCTGGTTACGTCCGCCTGACGTATTGGAGCTATCAATGAGCCTCGGCGGTCCTCGCGTAAAACAGCGTCACCTCGAATACATCCGAGGCGTTGGCGTCTACATCGACGGCGTGCTCGACAACTCCTCTCCCAACGGCCCGTGGGACTTCGTGCCGCCTCCCGACTGCACGCTGATAGAGGTCGATGCGACCGGCGCAGGCGGCGGAGGCGGGGCGGGCGCCGCAACAGGTCAGGTCTCGCGCGGCGGTGGCGGTGGTGGCGGTGCGGGGCAGTTCGTGCTCGCTATGCCGATGGCTGTCGTGCCGGGCCTGACCTACCGCGTCACGATCGGCGCGGGTGGGTCAGGCGGTGTAGTCGGCGGCGCTGCCGCCGCTGACGGCGGCATCACCTCGATCACCAGCACGTCATCAATCCCGATCCCTTTCCCGAGCAGCGCGGTCGGTAGCGATCGCGGCCTCTATCTTCGCGGCGGTGGCGCTGGCGCGGCGGGTACAGGCGCGGCGGCGACGGGCGCGGGCGGCGCGGGCGGCGCGGCTGGCAACGGTCAGGCAGGTGGCGCGGCGGGCGCGAATGGTACGCTGACGACGACCGACTTTCCTCAGCTTCCGTTCGCAAGCGGCGGTGGCGGCGGCTCCGGTGGCGCAAACGGCACGACCGCAGGTGCCAACGGTGGCGGCAATGGTGCGGTCACGAACAATGCCGCAATCGCCTTCGTTTCCGGCTCCTACGACCAGACTAACTCCACTCGCGGTACAGGCAACCAGAACGGCACCTCATTTGGCGGCGGCGGTGCTGGCGGCTGGTCCCCGTGGGGCGGCGCTTCTGTTGCCGGAAACGGAAACGCTGCCGCTACAGCTGGAAGCGGGTACGGCGGAGGCGGTTCGGGCGGCGGCGGCAACGGCGCAGGCGCTCCCGGCCTCGACGGCTACGTCTGCATCACTTTCTGGAGCCATGACTGATGCCGATCAACGTCAATTTCTTCTCCTTCGACGCGCAGACCATCGGCACGACCGAGACGGACCTGACCAGCAACACGACGACGCTACAGGCTCGCACGACGGTCGGCCTGTTCACGCTCTGCCTCGACGCTTTCAACATGACCGCGACCGAGCGCTATCGCGTGCGGATTTACGAGCGCGCGACGGCGGCCTCGACGCAGCGCATCTTGCAGGAGGTCGAGCTGATCGGCGTTCAGACGGCCGAGCCGCTCTACATCACGCCCGGCCTGCCGATGGGCAACGGATGGACGTTCTCGCTCCAACTGTTGCAGGGCACGGCTCGCGCCTTTTCGTGGTCGATCCGCGCGGTGACGTAAAATGTTCTTCTTTCAGGGCACCGTTCAAGCGGCGCAGCTACAGGACGCGGGCGGCGCTGGCAATGACACGGTAGCGGCGGCCGGCTTCGCGGTAGGCTCGCCCGTTATCGGTTCGCCTACGCTCCGCCAAAACCACGTCATCACGGGCAGCGGGTTTGCAGTCGGCTCGCCGGCCATTGGTTCGCCCGCGATCAACCAGAACCACGTCTTGACGGGCGCTGGCTTCGCGGTTGGTTCGCCGGTCATTGGCACAGCGGCGCTTGCGAGCGGCGCGAACGACGTAGTGACGGCAAGCGGGTTTGCTGTCGGCTCTCCGGCCATCGGGGCGCCGGCTCTTGCCCAAAATCATGTCCTGACAGGTAGCGGTTTTGCGGTCGGTTCGCCCGCGATCGGCGCGCCCGCTCTTGCCCAAAACCATGTTCTGACGGGTAACGGTTTTGCGGTCTCGTCTCCCGTCATTGGAAGCGCGGCGCTATTCGGGAACACTGTCGTCACGGCGCTTGGCTTCGCGGTCGGATCTCCCGTCATCGGTGCGGCCAATCTTGCGGGCGCGGTTGTCGATCCGGGCTTGCCCACTGGCGACATCGGCGGCGGGCGCAACCGCGATGCGGCGTCGCGATGGTTGGAGATCGAGCGGGCCAGGCTTCGCAGGGAGAAGGCGCGGCGGCGTTCTGCCGAGAAGGCGATTGCGGACGCGATCAAGGATCCGCCCAAGGCGGCAAAGGAGGCGGCGCGCGCGGTCGGCGAGCTTTCGGACGGGGCGCGCGTGACGCTTGCGGCGCTTCTGGACGGCATGTCGCCACGAACGGCCGCCGTGGTAGCGGATCAGGTCGAAAGCGTGCTGGCGGCCCGCGCGAGCGAAGCGACGGCCCGTGCGAAGAAAGAGGCCGAGGCCGCGCGTCAATGGATCGCCGAGGTGCAGGCCGTGCTTGATGAGCAAGCGCGGATCCAAGCCGAGGATGATGACGTCTTGATGCTTCTCTTGGCCGCCTAGTTTCATGGGATAGAACGGCGTTTGTGCATTTGGCATCCGTGATGCATGCGCAAGATTTGGCACATTTGCAAAGATACCGGAAAGCTTGTCGAGGGGTCTGCCGGCTCGCGTCGTCGCAATCCGGGCGTGATCGGCGACACGGTTGATCCGTTCGTGTCTCAGGTGGACGGCCAGACTTACGACAGCAAATCCACCTACCGGGCATCGCTCCGGCATTGGTCGAACGTCCGGAACAACGATTATCGCGAGTTGGGCAACGACTATCACCATCTGGCGCGCGAGCCTGATTTCTCGCCGTCGCCGGATCGGCAGATTGAAAGCGCGCTTGCTCGCACAATGGAGCGCATGGGATGGCAGTAGATTTTGCCCCTGATGAAGTCGAAAACGACGTGATCGACGACGTTCCGGAGGGAAAAAGCCTCGAAGCGTCGCTTGAAAGCGCGTTTGAGGCACTGACGAAGGGCGAAAGCGAACCGCCGGCCAATGGCCAGCCGCGCGATCAGGTCGGCCGCTTTGCGCCGAAGTCTGCCGAGGCGGCCGCGCCCGTCGAGACGGCCCCGGCCCAGACGCCCCAGCCCGCCCCGGCTACCGCGCCGACCGACGACATGCCGCGCTCGTGGGGCGCTGCAAAGGCCCAGGTGTGGGCCGCCGCGCCTCCCGAGGTTCGCGCCGCGATCATCGAGCGCGAAAACCAGATGGCGGCGGGCGTGCAGCGCTTCTCGGGCCTCGCCGAGTATGCCGACATCGCGGAAAGCAACGGCAAGACGCTCAAACAGGCGATGGACAGTTATGTGCAGTTTGAGCAGATGCTTGAGCGCGATTTCTTCGGCGCGGTCGGCTACCTCGCGCAGCAATATGGTGTCGATCCGAAGAAGCTCGGCGCTGTTCTCGCGGGCCAAGAAGCGGCGCCCGCTCGCGCTCCGGATCCTGCCATGTTCCGGGATCCTCGCGTTGACGAGGTGTTGCAGCATTTCGAGGCCGAGAAGCGCGGCCGGATTGAAAGTGAAGTTGACGCCTTCTGGAAAAACCCGGCGAACAAGTACGCCGAAGATGTCGGTCTGGAGATGGCCGAAGAGATCCGGAAGGCCAAGGCGCTGGGCAAGTCGATAACGCTCCAGCAAGCCTATGATCGAGCAATTTGGACCAATGCCGAGGTGCGCGGAAAGCTCTTGACGGAGCGCGCGCAAGCCGAGGCGGCGGCCAAGACGGCGACCGCTCAACGTGTGGCGACAACCTCGCGTGCTGCGGCGAAATCTCTTGTTCCGACCCCAGCGGCGACACCCGGCAAGGTCAAGGGCATGAGTTTGGACCAGGCACTTGCTGCGAGTTGGGATCAACTCGCGAGTTAATCACACATCTTTGAACGGAGGCCATTACCGTGGCAAACGCATCAGTTACCGACCTCATCGCCACGACGCTGGAAAACCGTACGGGCGAACTCGCCGACAACGTGTCGGTGCATATGCCTATTCTCCGCCGCATGAAGGGCCGGGGAAACATCGAAATCACTGGCGGTACTCGTATTCTGGAAGAACTGGAATACGCCGAAAACTCCACTACCATGTGGTATGCGGGCTACGAGACGCTGGAAGTCGCGCCCCAGCAGATTTTTTCGGCGGCCGAATTCGACATTCGCCAGCTTGTCGGCACGATCACCGTTTCTGGCTTCGAGGATCTGACGAACTCGGGCAAGGAACAGGTCATCCCGCTCGCTCGCCGGAAGATGCAGAACCTCGAAAAGTCCCTCATGAACCAGCTTGCGCGCGGCGTCATGAGCGATGGCACGGCGTTTTCGGGCCGCCAGATCAACGGCCTTCAGTCGTTCATTTCGACGGCTCCGACCTCGGGCACCATCGGCGGTATCAACCGCGCGAACTGGCCGTTCTGGCGTAATGCGACGTTCGGCGCGGTTGCGCAGGGCGGCGCGGCGGCCACCTCGGCGAACATTCGCGGCTACATGCGCCGTCTGGCGCTGAACCTCATCCGTGGAACGGACTTCCCGGATTTGATCGCGGCGGACAGCAACTATTACAACCTGTATGCGGAAAGCCTTACGCCGCTTCAGCGCGTGGAAGGCAACGACAGCTTCGGTTCTGGCTTCAAGGCGCTGAAGTTCTTTGAAGTCGGCAACGAATGCGACGTTGTTTTCAGCGGTAACGCTGTCGGCCAGCCCACGAACACCATGTACTTCCTGAATACGCAGTATCTCCGCCTTCGCCCGCATGCGAAGCGGAACATGACGCGGATCGGCGAGACGCGGCGCCCGATCAACCAGGATGCGACCGTTGAGCTTGTCGGCTGGGCCGGCAACATGACCGTCAGCAACATGGCGCTCCAGGGCATTCTTCACGCCGGCTGATCCATGAGGCGGGGCCAAGCGCCCCGTCTCGTTTCCCCACACTTTGAAGGAAGACGAAAATGGCAGTCGCCACCACAATCAACGACATCACGGGCGCTAACCCGCTCCAGATCGACACGACCCGCCAGCATCGCCTGGGCCAGATCGGCCGGGGCGTCAACGGCGCTGAATTCGAGTACGTCCAGTTCGGTTCGGCTTCGATCATCGAAGGCCATCTTCTGGCGATCGATATCAACTACCTCGCAACGCATGTCACTACGGCAGCTTCGCCCCGTGGCCAGCGTTGCGGCATTGCTCGCGGCACCGCGACCACGGGCCAGTTCGGCTGGGTGCAGCGTCAGGGCCAGGCTCCCGTCCGTGTGCTTGCGAACGCTGCCGCGAATGCTCGTCTGAATACGACCGCGACGGCCGGCATTCTGGACGATGACGGCACGGCCGGCTCGAAGCACATTGAAGGTGTTGCCATCCAGGTGGCGAACGGCGGCGCGACGGCGAACCAGGAAGGCACGCTTAACGGCCCCGTCGTCGGCGTCACCATCTGATCTGTAGCGGCCGGGGCTTCGGTCCCGGCCTTTCCTCCCGCGAAGCCGAACACATCCGGCGAAAGGATCCCACATGCCTATGGTTATTACGTCTTTTCAGGTCGAGCCCATCAAGAACGACTTCAAGTCGGAAAAGGAAGGGCGCGACATTTACGACGACGTTGTCTGCATCCGGAAAGTCATCGCCGGGTCTCGGGACGAGATTTTTCGCATTGCGACCGACGAAGACAAGCGCGAATGGCCGAAGGAATATGAAGCCTTCTTGAAGCGCGGCGAGGACATTGTGAGCGGCACGCCGCTTTCCGAATGGCCTTCTGCCTCGGCGTCGTTCGCTCGCGAAATGGCTTACTTCAACGTCAAGACGGTTGAGCAGCTTGCCGAATTGGCCGATGGCGCGGCCATGACGATGGGCATGGGAACGCAGGAAAAGGCGGTCGCGGCTCGCGCTTGGCTTCAGGCGGTCAACGGCAACGAGGCGCAGATTTCGAAGGTTGCCGAGGAAAACCAGAAGCTCAAGGCGGCCTTTGAGGACGCAATGCGGCAGATGGAAATCATGAAGGCCCAGATGGCCGAGCTTCAGGAATTCGCCGAGGAAAAGACGGCTCCGGCACCTGCCAAGGCGGCGGCGGGCAAGTGACCGTGACGAGAGGGGCGACCACAGATGTCCGTGTTGAGCGTTATCCAGTCGGTCGCCCCGCTTCTCGGCATTGCGCGCCCAGCGGTCGCGCTCGCATCGACTGACATCACCATTCAACAGCTTTGCGCCATCCTTCAGGAGGAAGGCGACGAACTCGCGCGGCGGCATGACTGGGGCGCGCTGAAAACGCCCCTGCCCGGCACGTTCACGGGCGACGGCACCACGCTCGCCTTTGCCTTCCCGGCGAATTTCCATCGTCTGCCGAATGGCCCGATCTTCTGGCGTCGCGATCGGTCCTACATGCCGCTTTCCGGGCCGATGTCTGACATGGAATGGCGCGGCCTCCAGGCGGTCAACTTCACCTCTGTTGTGAACTACTCGTGGCGTCGGCGCGGGAACACGGTCGAGGTGTATCCGCCGCTACCGGCTGGGGAAATCGTCGATTACGAGTACCTGTCGCAAGCATGGATCGTGACGGCGGCGAATGACCGCGTCACGGCGCTTTCGAACGATACCGATACCTTCCTTCTGCCCGAAGTCCTCTTGAAGCTTGGCACGCGCTGGCGGTGGAAGAAATCGAAAGGCCTCGAATATGCCGAGGACTTCCGGACGTATGAAATGATGCTGGGGATCGAGGCGGACGCCGACAAGGGGCGCGCCATCTTCGCGACGGGCACCGGCACGGACGAACTGCCGACCCCGCAAGTCCCTGATCAGGTCATTGTGTGATGCGGTCGGCGCTGAAGCGAAAGACGGGCAATCGGGGCGCGGTCTCGAATGTGCGCTCGCTCGCGGCGCCCGTGCGGGGATGGTACGTCGCCGATGGTCTCGCGAGCGCGCCCGAGCGGACGGCCTACATTCTGGACAACTGGTTTCCGGAGCAAGACGCGGTGCGGCTCTTTCGCGGCTCGCTTCAGCATGCATCCGGCATGGGATCCGGTAACGTCGAAACGGTGCTTTCCTATGTGAGTGGCACCACAAAGCGCATGTTCGCATGTGCGAATAACGCGATTTACGACATCACCTCATCCGGCGCGGTTGGCGCGCCCGTGGTCTCTACCCTGTCGAACAATCGCTGGGAAAGCGTGCAATTCCGGACGACGGGCGCGGCTTATCTTTGGATCTGCAACGGGGCGGATGCGCCGCGCGCCTATGACGGGGCATCCTGGGTTACGCCGACCATCACCGGCATCACGCCATCGACGATTGATCACGTTTGGACGCACGCCCGGCGCTTGTTCTTCGTGATCAAGGACACGATGGATTTCGCCTATCTGCCGGTTGACAGCTTCCAGGGCGCGGCGTCGGTCTTCTCGCTCGGCGGCGTCTTCTCCAAGGGCGGCAAGTTGCTCATGGGTGCAACGTGGTCCTCGGACGCGGGTGCGGATCTTCAGGACCATTGCGCGTTCATTTCGTCTGAAGGCGAGGTGGCGGTTTACACCGGCATCAACCCGTCGAGCGCGACAGAATGGTCTCTCGTGGGCGTCTATCAGGTCGGCAAGCCGCTTTCCAAGCGCTCAGCCATGAAGGCGGGCGGCGATCTTCTGATCATGACGCAATCGGGCATCGTGCCGCTTTCGCGCGCCGTCGCGCTTGATCAGGCGGCGCTTGCCGAGGCGGCGGTTACGCGGCCCATCGCGCCCGAGTGGAAGCGCATTACGGAAGCCCGGCTTGACCGGACAGAATGGCAAATCACGCCATGGCTGACGGGGCAAATGGCGATCGTGACCGTCCCGAATGTCGGGGCCGAGGACAAAACGCAATTCATCTCGAATGTGGTCACGGGCGCGTGGTGCAGGCGCAAGGGCTGGGGCGCGGTCTGTTTCGGCGTGCATGACAACAAGCTCTATTATGGAGCCTCGGGCGGCCGGGTCTTCCGGGCTGAAGTCGGCGGCCAGGACGAGGGATCCCAGATCAACGGCGTGCTTGTGCATTCGTGGACCGGGTTTGGTTCGCCGGCAGAAAGCAAGGTCATGCTGATGGCGCAACCGCTCATGGAAAGCACGGTTACGAACGAACCGACCATGAGCGTTGCAACGGATTTCGCCTATTCCGATCCGGTCCCGGTCTCGGCACCTTCGTCGCCCCTTGGTTCTATCTGGGGCACGGCGAAGTGGGGCACGGGCGTATGGGGCGGCGGCAAGCGACAGATCAAGGACTGGCGCGCGGTCGCGGGCACGGGTTCCTACATCGCGCTTGTGCTTCAGGCGTCGATCTCATCGGGCCTTGATCAGACGGTGCGATATACCGCGGCAAACGTCGTCTTCGAAAAGGGCGTGGTGTTGTGAGGCGGGATGACGAGGCCGCGCGACGGCTCGTCAAAGCGCGAACCGG